AACTAGAAGAACGTTAGCTGCAAACTGTGATGTTGAATATAACCCAATTGAGAGTAAAAAAGGATGATGCATAAAGAATTATGGTTTCCAACCCAAGTCTATATTAAAGATTTTAATATAGATAATAAGAAGCTAGAACAAAATATTATAAATTGGTCTAAACAAGATAATGGACTACAAAAAACAAATGTGAATGGATGGCATTCAACATCCGACATGCATAAAAAAGAAGAATATAAACCTCTTATCCATGAATTATTTGTAATGCAATTTGATATATTTAAAGAAGAATGTTTAGATTCAGAACCTTTTCTTGGCAACATGTGGGCAAACATTAATCCACCAGGTGCATTTAATAGACCTCATATTCATCCAAATTCTTTATGGTCAGGTGTTTATTATGTTAAGACTCAAGAAAACTGTGGACATTTAAAAATAGAAGATCCTAAAACAATATCTTTTATGACAGTTCCAAGAAGAACAGAGCAACCATTACCAAAGCATCTATGGAAAGACGTACATTTTGAACCTATTCAAGGAAGATGTATTATGTTTCCATCATGGCTTAATCACACCGTTGATGTAAATCAATCTAATGATATTAGAATATCTGTATCTTTTAATTTTCTACAAGCTGGAATGTTTGCGTGATTCCTATATTTATAGGTTATGATAGTAAAGTTAAAATAGCTTATCATGTACTAACAGAGAGTATTTTAAGAAACAGTTCAACTCCAGTTACTATATCTCCCATTAATTTAAGTAATTTAAAAAATATTTATACAAGAAAACAAGATCCACTTGCTTCTACTGAATTTTCATTTAGTAGATTTCTAGTTCCTCACCTAATGAATTATAATGGCTGGGCCATATTTATGGATTCCGATATGATGATGTTATCAGATATCACAGAACTTTGGAATTTGAGAAATGAAGACTATGTAATTCAAGTTTGTAAACATGATTATACTCCTAATTCTAAAAATAAGTTTTTAGGTAATAATCAAACGATATATGCAAAAAAGAATTGGTCTAGTTTAATGTTAATGGATTGTAGTAAATGTAAAACACTTACACCAGAATATGTTAATACTAGATCTGGATTAGAACTTCATCAATTTAAATGGTTAGATGAAAATTTAATAGGCAGTATTCCTCTTGAATGGAATTGGTTAGTAGGTGAATATCCTTATAAAAAAGATGTATATAATGTTCATTTTACAGAAGGTGGACCTTATTTTAAGGATTACAAAAATACAGAATATGCAAATGAATGGTTTAACATCTATAACACGACCAAAATAGATCTATGAAAATAGCTCATCCACAATATCAATTATTTAAAAATAGACTTATATTAAAAGAACTTAAAGATTTAAGTTTAGTTCATAAACCAATAGAAAGATCTATTAATAGAGTCAAAGGTCAAATGGAAAAACTTGGTTTATTATGCCCAATTGTTTTAAGTCCATTTGATGATAATTTAATCCAAACTGGAACTAATAGATTTTTAGAAATACAACGTCAACAGTATGATGCTACATTATGCTATAAACCAATAGATGCACATGAAGCTAAATTCATGCAAGTTGTTAATGTTCTTACACTAAAACATCATCCTTTTGAAAAACCTAGTTTTATATACAATGAAGATATGTTAAAGATATATGGTCAAAACATAGGTAATTTTTTAAACTTATTGAACGAAAATGGCATATATGATAGGTAATATTTATGCCTTTACAGAAGATACAATTTAAGCCAGGATTTAACAAACAACAAACTGCAACCGGAGCCGAAGGGCAATGGATTGATGGGGATAATGTTAGATTTCGATATGGTGAACCACAAAAAATAGGTGGTTGGCAGCAATTAGTTAATACAACTTTAGCAGGTCCTGCTAGAGACCAGCATACTTGGACTGCACTAGATGGTAAAAAATATGCAGCAATAGGAACTTCAAAATTATTAGTTATTTATTATGAAGGTCAATTTTATGATATTACACCTCTTAACAGTGCACTAACTTCTTGTACTTATACATCAACAACAGGATCAGCAACCGTTACTATTAATAAAGTAGCTCATAATTTAGAGGTAGGTGATTATATCATATTTACAGGTGTTACAACTCCAGGACCTACTACAACAAGTTTTACATCAGCAGATTTTACAACAAATGTTTTTGAAGTTTTATCCATTCCTACGTCTGGAACCTTTACAGTTACAATGCCAAGTGTTGAAGGTGGAACAGGTGTAACAGCAGGAGGTACTATTACTACAACTCCTTACATTAGAATTGGACCCACTTTTCAAACTCCAGCTTATGGATATGGTACAGGATACTTTGGTGGATCAAATCCAACTTCAGTTACAACACAATTAAATGGATCAATTGATAATACACAAGCAACCATTACAGTTGATTCAACAACAGGATTTCCAGCTTCTGGGATATTAGATATTGGAACTGAATTAATTACTTACACCGCTAAAACTGGAACAGATTTTACCGGTTGTGTTAGAGGAACAAATGGTACAACTGCTGCATCACATTTAGATAATGCAATTGTAACTAATGCAACTTTATGGACAGGTTGGGGTATACAATCAAATACTACAAATACAATATTAGCCCCTGGCTCCTGGTCGCTCGATAACTTTGGCCAGATTCTAGTTGCAACCATTAAGAATGGAAAAACATTTACTTGGAATCCATCTATAGCAGCACCTTTATCAACAAGAGCAACAGTGGTTTCTAATGCACCAACAGCTTCTGTTATGACACTCGTATCAGATAGAGACCGACATTTATTTGCATTTGGAACTGAAACTACAATTGGTGATACGACATCTCAAGACCCGATGTTTATAAGATTTTCAAATCAAGAAGATATTAATACTTGGAACCCAACGGTTACAAACACTGCAGGAACATTTAGACTAGATACGGGCAACGAGATTATTGGTGCTGTGCAAGGTAAAGATTATGTTTTTGTACTTACCGATGCTGCAGCTTATGTTATTCAATTTGTAGGACCTCCATTTACATTTTCTGTAAGACAGGTGGGTACAAATTGCGGATGTATTGGTCAACATGCTATGGTGTTTGCACAGGGCGCTGTATTTTGGATTGGGTTTGGAGGAGGTTTCTTTGTCTATGATGGAACGGTAAAACAATTACCATCATTAGTTGAAGACTTTGTATTTACAACAGAAAGTGGTAGTTTAGGAATTAATTATAATGCAAGTCAAATAACTTATGCATATCACAACAGTTTATATAATGAAGTAGGTTGGAATTATGCACAATCAAATTCTTCTCAAGTAGATAGAAATGTAGTTTATAATTATCTTGAAAATACTTGGGCTACAGGATCATTAGCAAGAACAACTTATGTAGATGCAGAATCTTTTGATCTACCTTATGCTACTCAATATACTGCAAATGCAACACCTACGTTTCCTACCATTAATGGCGTAACTAATACTTTTGGTTCAACTAAATACTGGGAACATGAAACGGGTGTAAATGAAGTTAATGCACTAGGAGTTGAAACTGCAATTACTTCCTACGTTCAATCTGGAGATTATGATATTTCTGAACAAGGTTTAGGTGGAGATGGACAATTGATTATGCGTGTTAAACGATTTGTTCCAGACTTTAAAAATTTAGAAGGCAATGCTAAAATTACTTTATTCTTTAGGGATTATCCAGCAAATGCTGATTCAACACCATCTACAACACCACCATTAATTACCGGACCCTTTACAATCACTTCTTCAACAACTAAAGTAGATACACGCGTGCGAGGAAGACAGGTGAGTTTAAAAATAGAAAATGATGCATTAGATGAAACTTGGAGATATGGAACTTTGAGATTAGATATTGAAGCAGGCGGAAGAAGATAATGGCAAAAATAACTGCATACATACCAGAACCTACACAAGATTATGATGTCAACAATCAAAGACAAATACTTGAAGCACTTAATACAATTAAAAATCAACTTAACTTTGGATATCAACAAGATTTAATTAACCAACAAAATGCTATGACACAATTTATATATGGAACACAAGCTGGCTCTTTTTGCCCACCACAACCTATTCAAATAGGGGGAGGATCTGGTTCTAATGCTTATGATGCATTTGGAAGATTAAGAGTATCAAATCCACTTACAATCTTTGACAGTAAGAATATAATGTCACAGAACACTTTATTTAATGCAACTACTGCAAGTGGTGGAAGCGTTACTTATACAGCCAATAAATCAACAGTTAATTTAAATGTAACAGAAGCAGCAAGTTCTAAAACAGTAAGACAATCTAATAGAGTTATGTCTTATCAACCAGGTAAGTCATTACTTATTTTTAATACATTTGTAATGAATGAACCTACTACAAATTTAAAACAAAAAGTTGGATTATTTGATGCTAATAATGGAATCTTTTTTTATGCAGATGGTACAACACTTAAAATAGTAAGACGAACTTTTACATCGGGTGCAGCAGTTGATACTGAAATATCACAATCTAGTTGGAATGGTGATAAATTAGATGGAACAGGTGCAAGTGGATTTGATTTAGATCCAGCGACATCTAATATATTATTTATAGATATTGAATGGTTAGGGGTTGGATCTGTTAGAGTTGGATTTGTTATTAATGGTCAATTAATTACAGCACATACATTTTTTAATGCTAACAATTTAACAACTGTTTATATGCAAACAGCCAATCTTCCAATTCGTTATGAAATTGAAAGAGCTGGAACATTAACAGCGGGTACTTATACATTACAACAAATATGTTCTTCTTGTATTTCTGAAGGTGGTTATTCTCCTCAAGGATTAGAACAAATGATTGGAACAGGTACTGTTAGTGCAGGTGTAAATTTACCTACAGCAAATACTTATTATAATATTGCAACGATTAGAATTAAAACTTCAAGACCCTATGCAGTTATAGTTCCAGCTGGTGTAGATGTTTTAAATATATCTAATGGAGATTTTGAATGGGGATTATTTATTAATGCAACACCCTCCTCTGCCTTTTCATATTCAAGTTTTAGTGATAATGTAGAATATGATTTAACAACAGTTGATTTAACTTCAACAGGTACAAGAGTTGCTGGAGGATATTTAGGAGGTAAGACTGCACCATTTACTTTAGGTGGAGATTTTATAGC